TTAGTAAGACAGTCCATTAATTGTTCAGCTACTTCAGGGGGTAAGCTGTCAAGTAATTCTTGAGTTACAGGAGTCTGATACTTATTAGTTTGGATTAACATCCCATCCTGTGAATTCTCCATCTCTTAAAGATTTTAATAGTTTTTCATCACTGACTATACTAAATAAATTAGTAAGTAATTGAGCTTCTATTACTTTAATATTATGCTTTTCTTCTGCTTCTGTAACCTCCCTTGCTGTATGATTAACTACACATAAAGAATATCTTCTATCACCTTTGATGTACCATACAATCCATGTATTCTTTATAAATGCTTTTATGGGTGTATGTAATTTTGCCTTATGTAATACAATAGTAACATCATTTGGCACGTTAACAGCGTTACTAAATACTTTAACTACTTCTACTGCTTCCATATTATAAATCCTCATAAATTGCTTTTTCTGCTGCTCCTCTTACCTTATCACTTTGTGCTATTTCCTTAGCTATTGCTTTCTCAGCTTCATCCAAGTCCTTTATCATAGCTGGAATCTGCTTGATAATAGCACCTACTTCCTTGACTTCCTTGACATCAAGGTCTGTCATATTTGAAGTAAGTTCCCTTAGTTTCATCCTATAGCCATCTATCATATTTCTTATGTCCTCAAGAAGAAGTGCTGATGTAGTCTTGAAAGAAGCATATAACCTCTGAGCTTCCTTAACTGTACCATCAGGTTGCCAAGATTCTTTAAGACCTTCACCTTCCTTAATAGCCTTAGCTCTTTCCTCAGGGTCAGTTATATACTGATAGTCACTTCTGGGGTCCTCCATGAAATAAATAAACCCCAATTCCATAATGGCTCTTTCTTTCTTTTCTGTCTTATCTCTTACCCATATAGCCCTAAAAGGTTTAAGGCATAAAGCCTCCTCAGAGATAGACAGTGTGTACCCTTCATATCTGAATAGTCTCATAGTCCTAATAACAAAAAAGCCCCAGCTCTAAAAGAGCCAGAGCTTATATTTAGTTCAATATTCTTTGGTCAGGCATAATCAAAGAAGATTCATCTTCAACTTCTTCTCCAATAGCTACATAGTAGATGTCATTATCTTGTATATACAAGTGAGGCTTATTGTCAATTTCTATTACAGTAAAATTATAGCCAATAACAGGATTATCTGTAATAACTCCGTCTTTCAAAGAACCTTCTTGATGCTTCTTTACTGCATATCTTTTAGGATTAATAAATACTATATCACCTACTTCAATGCCTTTGACCATTGGTCCAACAGCAACTACTGTCTGATACTCTTTTACAGAATTAGCTTTGCTGCTATCAATAATACCTCCTACACTGTAATCAACAGGATATTTATTACATGTAACCAAAACTCCATTAAAATTGGGTTTTATTGCTTTTATCTTGAACATTTTGTAACTCCTTAAATCTTTTATATTGTTTCTTCATCCCATCATATCTTTTCCAAGTCAAGCATAACTTCCCAAGGCTTGGAATATTGAAATTGGTTCTTAATTTACTGAATTCCTCTTCACTTAAATCCTCTTTCAGAGGCAAGGCTTGAATGGTTTCTCTTATGAACTTCCAATGTGATTCATAGGCTCTTTTCACCACTTCTGGTGGTAAGCCAAGTTCTATTGACACATGCTGTATTGATTCTGAGTATATCATTGGAAATCAAATAATAACATCATCTTGAAAGAGCCATTCTCCTCTTTGACATTTGGAATATATCTTGGATTTATCTTATTATCAATAATCACCTTGCTCTTTCTAAGTTTACTCATTACTATCTGAAAGTGTGGGAGAGTGATTCCACACTCTTCCCTTACTTTCCTCTTTGTATCTTCACTCATTGTAACCTTGTCAAGTATATCACTATCAGTGATAACCTTGCTGAGTTCATATCTTTGCTTCACAAAGGAAGTAATGACATCCATCTCTCTCTCAGTCAGGTGATGAAAAGGTTTCAAGAATTCAAACCAATATCTAAAGAACTTACCATCTACCTTGCAAGGAATTCTAACTATTGAATCTGCTCCCTTGCCCATGATAACCTCCTTATTCTGATGGAGCTTCCTCCTTGTTATCCTCTTCTGGAGTAGTCATAATCAACATGAATTCCTCACCACATTTCTGCTTAAATTCCTCAGTGATATAAGGAGTTGTAGAATTAATCACTGTCCACAACCATTCAAGTCTCTTGAAGAGGTTTTGTAAATTAGCTTCTTGCAGTTTTTGAGCCAACTGCTGATTTTGCATATATAAGTTTCTGCTCTGTTCTGACATCTGATGAGCCACATTCTCTAACTGTTCATAAGACATCTTTTCAGGAGCCTCCTTTTTAGAGGCTACTCTCATTTCTGGTTTCTTGTTCTCTTCCATATTATTTACCTAAATCTAAATATTTTCCAGCATATTTTGCTGCATAAATTTTCTCCCAATCAAATATATTAGCTTCTTTAATATCAGTCGAACCACACTTACTGCAATAAGGAGTGCCATCAGCATCCATTATGGCAATGCTCAAGCAATGAGCACAGTATTCAACTGGTATCTCATTATATTTATCATGCTGATTCTCTGTACTTGAGTTGCCCATAAATTCTCTCCTTCTCAATTTCTAAAGGTCTTGTACCTTTCTTTCTACTTCTGTTATTGAAAGGTCTCTTAGGAGCTATAGTACCCCAAGGGGTAACATAGCCTCTTCTAATAGCTCTTCTAATACTCTTAAACTTAGAAACACCATCAAA